AGACTTATGATAACACTCAGTCAAGATACGTCCCTTTAGAGTTATTTCCTGACCAAGTAAACTTGGTGGAGGATTATGAAAACTTCAACGAAAACATTGCATTAAAATATCGTCAGGCAGGTGTGTCTACGGTAACCGCTGCTTGGGCGAGTAAACGACTTGTATTTGCATCAAAACAAAGACCTGAAAAGGTTTTGATTATTGCAAACAAATTGGATACCGCTGTGGAAATGGCAAATAAGATTCGTGGTTTTACCGAACAATGGCCTGCTTGGGTAGGTGTTGGATTTTCACCTGACAAAAACGCCGCAAGACACTTTAAGTTAACTAATGGTTGTGAAGTTAAGGCGGTTGCAACATCAAAAGATGCACTTCGTGGTTATACCCCAACTATGTTGATATTTGACGAAGCTGCGTATATTGAGGCTGATGGTGATTTCTGGGCTGCCTGTATGGCTTCGTTGTCTACGGGTGGTAAAGTTGTTGTTGTATCAACACCAAACGGATACGACCCAATTTACTATGAAATCTACGAACAAGCCAATCGTGGAATGAATGATTTCAAGATTACCGAAATGTTTTGGTATCGTGACCCACGTTATACTAAAGATTTGTATTTGGTTAAAACAGATGAGATTATTCATTTTTTATTAAACAGAGAAGAATATACTTCAGATAGAATTATTGATTTTTCAGGACGTGACCCGTATGAAAGAAATTACGATGAGTTAAAGGCTTATTTTGAATTGGGTTATAGACCATGTTCATCTTGGTTTGAGGCAATGGTTAAAAAACTTAAGTACGACAAACGTAAAGTTTCTCAGGAATTGGAATGTAATTTCTTGGGTTCGGGTGATAACGTATTTGATGCGAATTTAATTAAGAATATTACTGATAATATGATTAAAGAACCCATGAATAAAATGATGGGTGGTGGACTTTGGATATGGAAAGAACCTGAATTAAATCACAGATATATTATGGGTGTGGACGTTTCTCGTGGGGACTCTGAAGATTATTCAACAATTCAAATATTTGATTTTGATGAAAGGGAACAAGTTGCTGAATATGTTGGAAAACTTCCACCTGATGTGTTGGCAGAGATTGCCTACAAGTGGGGTAACATGTATAATTGTTTTATTGTTGTGGATATCACGGGTGGTATGGGTGTTGCAACTGCAAGAAAACTACAAGAGCTTGGATATAAAGATTTGTATGTTGATGGTGTTGATTTTGGAAACAAATGGAAATATGACCCAAAGTCTGCTGACAAAATTCCTGGTATTAACTTTAACAATAAAAGGGTTCAAATTATTGCGGCACTTGAAGAAAGTTTAAGACATGGATTAAAAGTTCATTCATCAAGATTATTGAATGAAATGAATACGTTTGTGTATATCAATGGAAGACCTGACCACATGAAAGGACAACATGATGATTTAATTATGTCTTTGGCTATGGCAGTTTATGTATCAGATTCATCATTTTCACAACTTACGAAAGTAACACAACAAGCCAAAACAATGTTGGAGTCTTGGCAAGTTACATCATATGACCCACCAAAAGAACAATATTTTAATCCGTCAATACCAAATAAACAATATAAAACAAATATTGCTTATCAAAATCAACCAACAAAAAAGGATTATCAAGACTATTTATGGGTAATTGGCGCGCCAAAGCGTTGATAAAAAATACATATATATTAACTTTTTACTATGGAAGAAAAAAACCTGACGATATGGCAACGATTGTCCCAAGAACTTGGACCAAATTCATTGTTGGGTCAAGATATACCTACTTACAAGTTTGACAAAAAAGAACTTTTAAGAACTACTGACAAAGAAGAATACGAAAAACAAAAACTTCAAGCCAGACAAACATATTATATTACAAGTCAATGGGCTAAGATTGAGAACAATTTATATTCTCAAGCGGTTTATTATCAACCAACAAGATTGGCTTCGTATTATGATTATGAGTCAATGGAGTATACACCTGAAATTTCAGCGGCTTTGGATACATATGCCGAAGAATCTACAACAGTAGATGAAAATGGTTACATGTTACAAATATACTCAGATTCACCAAGAATCAAAGCGGTATTAGGTGATTTATTTAACAACGCATTGGACATTAATACAAATTTACCAATGTGGACAAGAAACACTGCAAAATATGGTGATAACTTTGTATTTTTAAAGTTAGACCCTGAAAAAGGTGTTGTTGGTTGTTTACAATTACCAAACATTGAAATTGAACGTATTGAGGTTGGTATGCAAGGTAAAGCAACTTCAGGTTATGGTGGAGCGGTTGTTGCATCTGGAAGTGATTCCAAAAGTTTACAATTTACTTGGAAAAACAAAAGTTTGGAATTTAATAGTTGGGAAGTAGCACACTTTAGATTATTAGGTGATGATAGAAAATTACCATATGGTACTGCCATGTTGGAGAAAGCAAGAAGAATTTGGAAACAATTAATCCTTGCTGAAGATGCTATGTTAGTTTATAGAACATCAAGAGCACCTGAAAGACGTGTGTTTAAAGTGTTTGTAGGTAACATGGATGATGCTGATATTCAACCATACGTACAACGATTTGCACAACAATTTAAGAAAGACCAAATTACTGACCCTCAAACAGGAAACGTAGATATGAGATTCAACCAAATGGCTGTTGACCAAGATTTCTTTGTACCAGTAAGAGACCCATCATCTCCAAACCCAATTGAGACTTTACCGGGAGCTACAAACTTATCTGAAATTGCCGATATTGAATATATTCAAAAGAAACTTTTAACAGCATTAAGAATTCCAAAAGCATTCTTGGGATTTGAAGAAGTTGTAGGTGATGGTAGAAACTTATCATTACAAGACATTCGTTTTGCAAGAACAATCAATAGAATTCAAAAATCTATGGTTGCCGAACTTAACAAAATTGCAATTATACACTTATTTTTATTGGGATTTGAAGATGAATTAAATTCATTCCAATTAAGTTTGACTAACCCATCTAAACAAGCTGACTTGTTAACAATAGATGTTTGGAAAGAAAAAATGTTGTTATACAAAGACGCTGTTACAAAAGTTGAAGGTATTGCACCAACATCACAAACTTGGGCTAAAAAACATATTCTTGGTTTTTCTGATGAAGATATTAAACTTGATTTACAACAACAAAGAGTTGAGAAGGCAGTTGCAACTGAAATTGAAGCAACACCTAACGTAATTACACATACAGGTTTATTTGACAATATTGACAAACTTTATGGAAATACTTCATCGACAGGAACCACTGCTCCTACACCACCAGCCGAAGGTGGTGACATGGGTGGATTTGGTGCCGATTTAGGTGGAGCTCCTGAAGGTGGTGAAGTACCAGCAGGTGGTGAAACTGCCATAACACCTGAGTCAGTTAAAAAGAACATGAACATATTGTTAGAAAGAGATAATGTTTATGGTGTTGACGAACTTGACTTAGAAAAGGGAAGACGTTCTTTAGGTATTATTGAGGAACAATTAGGAAAACTAATTGATTGATATATTTATTAATATGAAATTTGGACAATTACTTAGCAAAATAGAAGAATTAATGGTTAATTCTTATGTAAATGAAACTACAAAGTTTGAGTTAAAAAACTTTAAAAAATTGGTATTAGAAAATAAAAATGCCAGTACAATGTTTTATATTTACACTGAATTGTCCAAGAAAAAAGGTTATGATAAAACTTTAGCAGAATCTTATATTAACGAATCATTGAGACAAGTTGAAAAAATTATTTCAAAATTGAATACTCAAAAAATTGAATACTGGGTAAAAGATGTTGTTAGTGAAAACAACTACAAAGATGTTGATAATTTGATTTATAACACTCCTGATAAAATTATGGAGACTGTTGAAAGTAGACAAACTTTGGTTAACTTATTAAGTGAAAGTACCAACGTTAAAAATACAATTAAATTACCGATGGAAACTTTAATGAATATCGCCAACAAATCAATTAGTTCTTATATTGAAAATTTGGATGAAGATTCTAAAAGAGATTTAACTAAAGTATTGATGACTGAAGATGTTGAATTATCTAAAGAGTTTGAAGAATTAAAGACAAAAACAATTAATTCTTTAAGTGGTTTGAATGAGTCTATGGATGATATTACCACAAAAAAATTACAAGAAACTATTAACCAAATTAAAGGTGAAGAGTTTTCTAAAATCAATTATGTAAGATTATACAATTTGTATAACAACATTAATTAATCCTTAGGTTTTTGAGATTCAACGTATTGAGCTTTTAATTTCTGAGCTCTACGTGTAACAGATGGTTTTTCATACTGAAGTCTTTCTCTCAACTTTTCATTTTGCTTGGTTTTAATTACCTTTCCTTTTAATTGTTTCAAGGCTTTTTCCAATGGAGTCTTTTCGTCTATTTTTACTTTTAACATATTATAGTAAATAATACAAAATTGGTAAAAATTTGACAATAGAATAAAATTAGATTATTTTTTTTCAAACAATAAACAATTTATACACATGATTATTAATGAAAAAAGG